TTTTCTATATCAGCTCTTTTGCGTTCTATAATCTCATTATGCGTATATTCATCTTTAGCGCGGAAACTTACACGTTTATCGCGTTTGGCAAATTCCGTAAGGAGTGTATTAACAATGTTTGGAATAATAGGATAGAATTTAAGTTCTAATGATTCCATTTCATCATTAGAAGATAATTGTTCTACAACATCTTTAAACTCATTATCTGGTTCATATAGATAATCTGATTTATCAATCTGACCTTCTGCTAATTTATAGTTCTTAAGTAGTTTACGAGAGTTGGTACGAATCTGTCTTAAACCATGCCATTCTAACCAATCCATATTCCAAGAACCCCATTCCTGATCTTTTTCCTTTCTGGGAATAAACTGTAAAGGTTGAGACATACTGAACATCCTTGTGTAATCAGTCTTGGCTCCCTTTTTTATTTGTAAAGCATTTAGTATCTGCATTATCGTAAACGTTTAAATGGTGATCTGTCTCTATTACTGCTTAGGCTGCCACCTCGAGATTTTCCCAAGTTACGAAACCCATCACTTTTTAATTTATACAAATTTTTGTTATTTTCCAAATTATTACCCCTCTCATTTTCAATTCGTTCTGGTCTATTCATATTAGCTTGAAGAATCTTCACATAAGCTATCAAAGACGATAAAGCTACAAGACGGTCAACGTTGACCCCTTCTCGATAACCTTTCATTTCCCTCATAGCCATGATATCAGGAATACGTCGAATACCATAATACCTCTTTTTAATTACACCCAGATCATCAATCTCCTCTTCTACAACTTCCTTAAGAAACTCTATAAGGTAGTTAAGAAGATGATCCTTGAATAATCTACCAGTGTTCTTCCAACCATATTCTTGAAACACTGTATTATTTGCCTGCAGTTCTTTTAAGAACAGAATTTGGTTCTTAGATACTAAGTATTGTTGTTTACGTTGTTCAATCATATAACTAATAAATAGCGATATATTATTTTCTACAACAGCTTGTGCTTTATACCATTCTAATATTAAACGTAACCGTTTATGCGTTTGATTGATATCGTCAAAACGACCTGTCCAACAAGTAACTATTTTATCACCTTCAATGAAGTTCTCAATTATACCATCTTCTTTATAACGTTTAACGTGAGTCGGAAGTTTATAGACATAGATAGAGCACAGTGATTCTGATGTTATCGTTCGACCTTCTGCAACGGGGTCTATGGCTGCGACATAAGTTCCCCATTTTATATCTTTATCTGGACGTTCCCATACTTGTATTACACCCTCTTTGTTTTCAAGAGTCTTCTGAACAGGCCACACTGTTATAGGAGCTTTGTCAGATCTCTTTATAACAATTTCACCATTAACACTTTCATCAAGTTCAATACTTTCATAAGGATACTGTCTATCTTCAATCTCGCGTTCTTGATGTTCTACGAGAGGTATTGGAAATTTAGATTCATCTCGATGATCAAAACCTTCTTTAATGTTGCGCGGATGCTGCGAAACTTCAAGTTGATAAGACTCGGGGTCCATATCTTTCTTTGCCTGAGCAAATCTCCTATCAAGTGCTTCTAAAGCTTCCTGCACAAGTGAGTTACCAGATTCGTCTATATACGGAGGCATGCCCCATTGTTCTGGAATAAACAAACCTCGTAATCCTCTAGTTCCTTTGTCATCTATTAGATCTGTCTCAACAGGATATATTCTATTACTTTTAGGGTCATTGATTAAACTCTTTAGTGATTCAGCATCTTTAAGTTCACCCACAGAACCTGCTGCAATAAACAATCCTGTAGTGAGCTCACCCATTTCAAGGGCTGATCGCATATAGATATATGTCTTATTCAAGGTTGGAGCCACACCACTTTCTTCATAGAAGAATATAGAACAAGCACCACCGACACCTCGTGTAGGTGATTGTTCAAACGACATACCTGTTAAACGACCTTTAAGACCTCTGAATGTCTTTCTACCGTTCTTCTTAACCTCAATCTGTTGTACCCAGTTAAATATCTTACCTGGATTCATAGGGCGATACCAAGCAGTCTTATCATTAAGGAATGTTCTATATTCTTCTAGAAACTTCCAAGTACCTTCCATACCGATAAAGTCTTTATGAGAGGCACCCATCTTAAGAATAGCACCGCGGTCAAACCATAACCTGTTTAGAAGTTTAGCAGCATGGAAATATGAAGAAGCTATCTGACGTTTCTTAAATACAGCAGCATGCATGAAATGAAGTTCCGCAAGAAGCTCGTATAAAGCCATATGTAATTGTACATCCCATACAAGAGGAAAATCATAATCCTTTTTAATTTTATCATAGATAGGAAGGAAATTAATCCAGAAATAATAGTCGCGAGGTAAATACCATTCTTTACCCTTGTTCTTAAAGATGCAACCGTTCTTACTCTTCTTCTTTTCTAGATCCCAATAGTTTCTGAAATCTTTACTATTGTAAGCAAACATCTCATATACGTCACCATTACTTCTGAAGTTTCTAGCCTGTTCATTAAACAACCTACTAGTCTCATCTAAATCATATTTACCTGGTTCTTTGAACATTGATAATACATATGTTCTGAAATCGAGCAAATCATCAAACACGGTCTCTGTCCAAGTACCATTATCGTATGTAGGTATTTCAATATGAAAATCAGGTAATTTCATTATTCACCCTCCTCATCATATGCTAAATCCTGTCCACCGCGAGCTGTACTTTTTTGTTCTTCAGCAAGATCTTTCGCGACACCTTTAAAAGATTGACGTATGCTGTCAAATTCTTTAGCTAACCTGATAAGAGACGGTAAGTTACCATCTCTACCAGCAGTTACCTGAGCTGTTTCCATATACCCACCTATATTGTTTAACATCACACGTAATGAGTTATAGGCTTGCATGGTTGGCGTAGTATATAGTTCTTTAGCTTTTGCCAAGGCTTCTATAATCTCATCTTCTTCGGTTGAAAATCTAGCATCTAAGTCATCAAGAACTTTTTCTTCTCGATCATCAGGATTAAGATTAAAATACGGATTTTCATTGCCCTCATGTGACATATAAAAGATATAAGCGTATATCTGAAGAGCATCTTCAGGAAACTTCTCTTGAATAACAGCTAACCACTTTATCATCTTGCAATGGGCTGTTGGTTTAACAACGCCATCCTCAATATCAAACAGTTTTATCATCGACCAATATATTAGGATTTTTACTGATGTACTTAATCATACTTTCTACCTCATCTTTTAAATAAGGAAGTTCATAAGGTACTACTTCTTTCACAATAGGATCACCTGCAAGATCTAAAGCATGAATAGGATAACCAAATTCATTTTCACCAGCAACTTCAAAACTAACGTGTTGAAGTACTAATTTACCAGGTTTCAGATGACGGTTATGTTTAAGTATAATATACATATAGATACTTAATTGTAGTGTATAATGCATAAGATTACAGTCATCTAAGTGTTGAACTGGTGGATACATCTTCTTACTGATTCCTTCCCAATTAACATGAGATTGTTGTTCAATCTTCTTATTACTCTTATAATCATACACGTCAACACGATCTCCAATCACTTCAACACGATCCGCTTGTCCACATAGACCTGCGGATTTCAAATACATGAAATGTTCTGGATAAACACCCTCAACGAGCTTTTGGTCAGGAGCCATTTTAATGCCATCCTTAATAATAGGATGAAATACAGGAATATCTATGTCATCTCTACGAAGTGTTTCGCAGGCTAATACTTCCTGTTCACGTTGATCATGATACCATGTCCCTAAGGAGTCCGCTCGATGTTGTTCATTCTTCCAAGCTTCCTTAATTTGTTCTGGCAGCATACCATACCATTTGTTAGGTTTCTTGTTTGTAGGTACGCGTTGACTACATTTAAGTGCTACAGCGTCTGTATCGAACTTCTCTTTGAAAAGTCCTATGAGTGTTGTTACACTAGTCCACTTCTTATCAGGTTCATCAATACTCTGATAGAGATGTGTTTCCGGTTCAAATTTCAGTTCCATTTTATCTTCCTTTTTATACTAGTTCCTACACCATCGTTACCATTAGCAATATAATAAGTTTCAATTATCATTATTCATCATAATATAAATCGTGTTCTGCTTCTTGATCTTCGTTAACAACCTCTTTCCATTTAGGTTCTTCTGCTGGACATCTTGAAGATAAAGACCTTACCTTGAATTTTAAACTACATCCACATAATGAACAACAAGGACCTGTTCCAGGTACTTCACATTTTGTATCACTCTTATATTGACACTCATTACAAACGTCCGTTCTATAAAGTGCAATATCTTCAATGAATTGTTTCTTAAATACAGTATTAGTAACACCTTCTAAGATCTTACTCCTGTTCTCCCATATCTTTTTCAAATCCATCTTTCTTCTTTTTATAAAATGTTTTTCTACGATTACGTTCATCCTCTATCAATTGGTTAAGTATCTTAGCTTTCTCCAATTTCAATTCAATTTCTTTCCTAAGTTGCATTTGACTGAAAGTATCTTTAGTTATCACACTTAAATGCTTCTCATACTTATTAATCAACTTAGGTACTTCTCCGCGTTTAACCTTAAACTGACCTATGTTCTCAACCTGAATATTCATATGTTTCAGATCTACAAGAGCCTTTCTAACAGTAGAATAGTAGAAAGATACAGCATCTGCTACGAGTTGTGTATCTTTCCCCAGTTCTTCAGCTGTTGGTACAATGTAATGTTTACTGTTCTTCGGTAACATAGATCATCTTAAAATCAAGTACAATATTTCCTTCTGTTTGAATCTTCAAATCATCACGTAAGGCTACTGTTTTCTTAGTAGTTCCATTCTTGCTAACAAGACCTGTGTTCTCAGCCTGTGTAAGAAAATTACGTACAGTTTGTGTCGTTTTGAAGATTTTCTCATCTACAACAGTATTACAGAACTCAGCTAAATTATAAGTTCCATATGCTGCTAGAAGAGTAAGACAATCCAATCCGGCTTCGCTGAGAGGAATATCTTTCATAAAGCAATGCGTCATGATCTGATATTTAATAATATCCCGATGACCCATTCTTGCTTTTTTCTGTACAACATTTGCTTGTGCCATGTTTATTGGTTTTAAATTATAAACTAAGGAGCATATCAATTAGTTCAGTTTGCGGAAACACATCTACTTTATCCTTACGAACATTGTTATGAAATAATAAGCCTTTAATCTTACCTTCATAGGCTTCTTGATTAAAACTGAATGCTTTCTTTGCTCCACCATTATGAAGCCATTTTACAACACCTTCTCTAATATCAATATCATCTCTACTAGATATATGGTATATTAATTTCTTGAGTGCGTATAGTTGACGTTCACTATACTTATGCCAATTAGTATATCCTCTAAACGCCTCTTTGAGAGTAACAATTTGGGATTCATGAGCTTTAACGTTCACATAGTTTTTGAACTCGCTATTCAACTGACCAAAATTACACATCTCAATACCTACTGAATGTCTATTCATATAATATGAACCTGTATTACCTAAGTGCCATCCTTGCATTCCTTCTGGAAATGCTTGAACTACACGACCATCATAATCATCTGTGCCATCTTTAAAACTTTGACCACCGATCACAAACTCTGTGGCAATCTTACCACGAGTATCACGACCCCAGTCATCTATTACATTGAATGGATTATGCCATCCACCTGTGTGATGTATAAACAGATAATCGTTATTTTGCGGAGCTGTTGGTACTATATATTCTCCTTGCGGAAGATATCTTCTTTCAACAGTCAAACCATTATCAGTTCTGAATATCAACTGTGTTCTTTGATCCGTATCTAGAATCCCCATTACCTCTAATGTCTCTGGTCCGACGACACCATCAGCTACAATATGATTATCTGATTGGAATCTGATTACAGCCTGTGTAGTCTTTGGACCAAACTGTCCATCTACTTTGATGTTTAAAGCTTGTTGGATCTCACGCACCATTGCGTAGTCCTTGCTTCCTTCCTTGTAAAACATGGCTTACTTACCTTTAAGGTTATGATGATTGGGATTATTGGTCGTAGAAGGTTCCTGACCCTCCTGTTTTTTGTCACCTGTTGAACCTTCAGTTGCTTGTCTACGTTCTTCTGCATCAGCTGCTTGAGCCTGAGCATAAACATAAGCTTGTTTTTGTATAGCTACTATTTTGCGAACCTTATGTTCTTCTATATCGGCTAACAGACGTTCGTACTTTTCTTCTAATTTAAGGAAAGGAAGTTCATCAGTATAGAACTTAATCATGTTCTTACGCATCTTTGCGATTTCTTCCGGAGAATACTTCTTTTCTTCTACCGGATTAACGTTGGTTTTGTTATTTGACATAATAAACTTTAATTAGTTATAAGGCAAATATAACTAATTAAAGTTTAAATATCAAATGTTTAATGAGATTATTCTAATTAAGTTATTCAGATTTATCATTAGGAATTAGTTCTTTGTCTTTCTGATTACTCACGGTCTCATTATTCTTGGTTTCATCAGGTTTATTCAAATAATCAACAACAGCCTTTACAATTTCTGAAATATCGTCTTTATTCGTGATTATCTTTCCCGCCATGTTGGCTACGTTTTCGATCCTTACTTTGTCCTCTGCCTTTTCATATATACTTTTGATCTCGATCAAGCAAATACCTATTGCCCCTATCAGAGTCACTACTGGGAATATAGGCCAATGATAAGCGTAGTATTTCTCCAGGTACCACAATGAACTCATCTGCATTGCGTCTATGACTGTCAATGCGAGCATCACATTGTAGTAACTGGCGATCTTATCGATTGTCCTTTTAAACCCATAGGATGATCGAGCTATTCCATTCTTTTTGGCCTTCCGAACTCCACTCCATAAATCTGCCATAATGGCAAGCAGGACCATTAAATAGATCCCAAACGTAATCCACAGTGTCACGATTAATTTATCCATTGTTATATTCTTAAATTATTAATTAATACTTTTATTTTCAACTACCGTATTTTTTATTTTTTTTAATTTTAGTTCAAAAAATACAATAAACGATTATAAATCAACAGTTCATTTACACAGCACAAGCTCGATTTCTTCGTATGTTGTGAGCTCCTGCATCAAACATTAATCTGTTATTTCCTGCAATATCTATGGTAGTTAATGAACTAACACGACTTATGTTTCTCGCAGGAGAATTTCGTTTTAATTTCCAATCCATTGGTAATGTTCTTGACGAGCCCTTTTCAAATTTTGGGTCAGCTGCGCTTACACACCCATTACCATAATTTGTTATTGCTTCTGAAGTCAATGAATATTTTATAATACTTCTCCAGTTGTTGCCAGTAGGATATGTTGTAGTCCCTGTAAATATACATCCTTGTATTGTAACATTATCGGTTTCGTCTGCAGCTAAATCTGAAGCAGACCACGATGTTATTGTATCAAATGTACAATTCCTAATTTTAACCTGCAACGACCCATATCCAATATTGCATAAAACAAACTGAGTTTTTGTAATATTAGAAAATATGCAGTTTGTAACATCAAGTTCACCAACACCTCCAGAAATATCAAATAACAAATCTCCTGTACCACCTATAAATGCAATTCTATCAAATTTATGAGTAACAGCCGAGGAAAGTTGAATATGAACCCCAGTACTAAATGTATCATTAAATCTCAACTTAGACCACGTACAAGAAACCGAACCGCTAAAAATAGCGTAAAAATCCCCACTAGTGTGATTAATCAGCGGAAACAAATTTGGATTCTCTGTATACGTGTTTGTTATATTGATTGCCTTGTTTATGTATTGAGACATAACATAAACACCACCAGTACCGTTGTCACCAAGACCATCAATTATTTCAATTGTATCGCCAGCAACTCCGGAATTATAAATATACAATAACGCTGCATTTAAAGTTTTATACGTGCCTGCTGCACCTACAGTATATGTTGCCATAATTTATTTTTTATGATTTTTTTAAATGGATGAGGTTAAACCTCATCCATTTTTATTTAATTTAAACTCAAAATGTTAAACTCAAAGTTATTACAAGTTCTGATGGTGCGCCTGCGATAGCAGATGTTTTAACAGCAACCCAACTGCCGGCAGCAACAGCAGCCGTCGTTATAGTTGCAACATCTCCTGTCGTAACGCTACTGCATACAACAGCAGAACTATTATGCTCTGTCGTGACAGCATTTCTAGACGTACCTGAGACAACTTTGAAGCTAACACTAGTTGCTCCTGTTATAACACCACGAATTTCTGTTATAGTCATTGCAACAGGGGCATAAAATATACACATATTTTCAGACGCTGTTGGATTTTCAATTGTTATAGATTTGTATACAGTTGTTAGTCCACCACCACCACCTATTTCTACCCATTGTCTGTTCCCGTTTAAGAATTTGCTTTCTGGCTGTATAGGAGTTACAGGTAATAAAGGTTCTTTTAAATTTAGTTCATCATTTAAATTTACCCCATTTGCAGTAATTGTACCTGCCAAAACTTCATTACCAGACCAATCCAATGTACGAGCATTTGACCTAGCAGTATTGTTTGCTCCATTACCGACTATTTCTACATAGTTGCCTCGAGTCCACGATGATGCAGTACTTGGATCCAATTTATTAAATTCACCAAAAACGTGCTGGCTCTTGCCTTTAGCTGTTGTATTATAGCCCTCGGCATGTGATGCATCCCCACTCGCTGTTGTACCACTGCCCTCGGCGTGTGAACTACCACCACTTGCTTTTGTACCACTACCCTCGGCATGTGAACTACCACCACTTGCTGTTGCCATATAGCCTTCGGCATGAGAATTAATACCACTTGCTGTTGTATTATAGCCCTCGGCATGTGATGCATCCCCACTTGCTGTTGTACCACTGCCCTCGGCGTGTGAAAAAGGACCAGATGCTGTTG